CAGAGCCCATCGGGTTATAGCTTCCTGAAACTCAAAAAGGTTCGGATTTAGTGCGCCGGGCTCGAAGCCGCTTTTCACGTCCTGGAACTGTTTTGTTTTTATGAATTCTTCGTAGTTATCGTTCATCATGGGACTCCAATTCAATCGCCCTTTTCAGGCTGGCAATCGCCTCCCGCCGATCCTGATTTGCAGACTTCACGCCGCGCTTGCCTGGGCATAGCATCTTTTTGATTGCATGCGCGTCAGCAGGATTTGTGACCGCATACGCTGTCAGCACGTCGTACACGTCAACCCATACACCGGGCCGGATCTCGACGTGGTATTTGCTGCGACGCTCAGCCGGCGCGTATTCAGTCTCTTCTTCTTCGGTCATGATCGGATCGTAGTGCAGTCCGTCGTTGCCGTTGGTGCCTACGATATCCATCCGGCTTTCCTCTCGGCTCTGGCGGGCTGACAGCCAATCCGATTTTCCATATTCGCCATCCGTATTCCAGTCAAGCGACACGACTCGCCCATTATCGCGCAGCGTTACGTTGACACGCACCTCTTCCGGCCATTCTTCAATTACATCAGCCAGCGCTTCCAGCTTGTTATCCATTCAAAACCTCCTCATTAACCCGCCGCCAGACCGCCTGACGGCTTTCAGTTGCTGCGCCCAGACCATGCATTACCAAATCATGGTCCCGGGCCTCTTTCGTAAACGTGCCCGCAATCCAGCCCACGTCTATCACCTGATCTGTGCGTTGGGCTGATAGAACTTCCCGGCGCAGATCCATATACAGCCCGCTGAATTCCGATAGCGCAACGTCTCGAATTATCCTGGTTTCGTCTTCAACCCAGGTTTCACCGCCAGCCCGGCACAGCGCCCGAACGCAGATGATCCAGTTATTCGGGTATTCCGTGACGGCCTGCGCAACGCGCCCGGTCAGGGTTTCCCAGCCTCGGGCTGTGCGGGCCTGGGCGGTAGCCAGCTGGGCGTCGTCGGAGCCGCGGTCAGCCTCCCATGTCCAGATCCGGGTGTTGCCGAAAAACTGCCGGGCTCGCTTGTGGGGGTTGTGGCGTTTGCGGCGGGGTTTACGAACCGGCACGGCGCAACTCCATCATCAACTCTCTCCGAGCCCGCATCATCATAACCCGGCACTCGTCTGCCCAGTGCTTCGCCGGGCCGTTGCGGTTGCCGGTCATCTGCGCAACGCGGGACCGGATCTCGTTGGCCAGGCGCCAGGCTTTCCAGTGGCTGGTGAATTGGCGGCGTTTTTGTTGGATTGTTGTCATTTTGATGGCCCCTTGCTCAACTCGACTTGTGCCCGCTTTTCTTTAATCACACCATCAACCATGTTTTTTAGTTTTCCCCAGTGGCTGACGTGGATTGTAAGATCGCCAAACTTGTTAGTAATCCTGACGGTAAACTGGCTGTCATTCGCGTATGCTCCAACAGATTCGACGGCATAAAGAACCATTCCGCCATCGTTCTCATGCTTCATTGGTTCGCGCTTAATAATGTCTGTTCTCATGGCTTCCTCCTGATTGACACCCCAGACTTTAGGCTCTAGTATAAATGATGTCAACACAAACCCTCAAACTTTTAGGTATTAAAAATGCCCGCACAAAATTACATGAATATTGAAGAGATCAGGGAAGCGCTCAAGGACAGGAAGTTAACGGAGGTCGCGAAGCGATCAGGGCTGAAGTATCACACGGTCGTAGAGATCGCCAACGGAAACCGCCCCAATCCCACCTACCACACCTATATGGCGCTGGTTGAATATCTGAGCAAGTGAGGCTCCCATGACAGCCAATAACGCAGGCGCTAACGCGCCACGTATAGACGTCGACGCTCTGAAAGAAGCTGTACCGATTGACGTTTTGGTGCAGGCCATGGGGGTGGATCTAAAAAAGCGAGGCGACGAATATACCGGATTGTGCCCAGTCCATGGTGACACAAACCCGTCGATGAGCGTCACGCCAGGCAAGGGTTTCTTTTGCCATGCCTGCGGCATAGGCGGCGATCAGATTAATTTTATTCAGGAGACGCGAGGCGTTGACTTCAAAGAGGCGGTCGAAATCCTGAAGCAGTTTGCTGGCGGGGCCTATATCGGCGAGGTATCTGGCAAAAAAACCCGGACCGCCGCAAAAAGTAAACCCAAGCCCGCCGACAAGTGGCAGCATCAGCCCTGCCCCGATGACGTGCGACCCCAGGAAACTCTGCGCACCAAGCGCGGCGATAACTGGACGGATGCGCCGGTCGTGATGGCATGGCCCTACCGTGACCGGGCAGGAACGCTGCACGGCTACACCTGCCGGATCGAGCCGGAACCCGGCAAGAAAGAAATCATCCCTGTCTGCTGGATGGTGAACACGGAAACCGGCGAGGCGCAGCTACGGCAGAAATCCCTGCAAGAACCCCGGCTACTGTACGGCACAGAATTACTTGACCAGCACCCGAAGGCGAACGTGATACTTGTCGAGGGAGAAAAGGCCGCCGACGCAGCCCGTCGTCTGACTGCTGAACTGCCGGTGATAGTGCTGTCATGGCCTGGTGGCTGCAAGGCCGTCAGTAAAGCCGACTGGTCACTGCTGGCAGGGCGTAAAATCGTGGGCTGGCCTGACACTGACAGCCAAGTCGATAAACGGACCGGCCTCATTCGCCCCTACCAGAAACAACCCGGAATGGCCGCCATGCTGGAAATATCCGAGCACGTCAGCCGTCACGGCGGGCAGATGCGGATTATTGCCGTGCCGTACCCTGGCCACCTGGAAGACGGCTGGGACGCGGCGGATGCTGAGGCCGAGGGATGGACCGGGGCTGATGCTATGGCGCACATCAAGGCGAATATTCGGACGCCGGAGGAGATTGTTCAGATGCCAGCTGTTGAGCCGATCGAAGAACCGGAACACGAATACCCGGAATACGACGCGCCGCCACATCCTGAGAACTCCGAACCGTTCCGTATTCTTGGCTGGAACGATGGAGCCGGTTACTACCTGTCCAGCGAGTGCCGGCAGATTTACTGCCTAACCCCGCCGCAGCACAGCAAAGCCTACCTGATGGCGTTGGCTCCGATCTGGTACTGGCGCGAGGCGTTCCCGCTGGAGAAGCGCAACCAAGGCGACGGCGTGGATTGGACCTTGGCGGTTGAATCGCTGATCCGTCGAGCTCAACGCAGCGGGATATTTGATCCCGACAAGGTCCGGGGCCGTGGCGCATGGTGGGACGACGATCGGGTAGTCGTGCACCTCGGCGACCGGCTTGTCATCGACGGCAAGACATGGGGGCTTACGGAGGCGCCCACAGACTTCATCTACGAGGAGGCCATACCGCTGCGACTTGCCGGCGAATCTGTCATGGCCAACAGCGACGCTCATAAACTGGTTGATATTTGCAATCAGGTCACATGGGACGAGGAAATATCTGGAATGATGCTGGCGGGATGGATTTTCCTCGCACCGATCTGCGGGGCTCTGGACTGGCGGCCTCATATCTGGGTGACAGGCGGGGCCGGCACCGGAAAATCTACGGTTATGAAAAAGATCGTTGGTCAGACGCTGCGCCGTAATATGCTGTTCGTAGTGGGCGACACCTCGGAAGCCGGCCTACGGCAGGAGCTTGGCCAGGACGCCATGCCGGTCGTCTTCGATGAGTTTGAGGGTGAGCGCAAGAAATCCCTTGAGAAAATCGATGACGTGCTGGCGCTTGTTACCCAGGCGTCCAGCGAAACCGGAGCGAAACTTTTAAAGGGCGGCGCCAACGGCAAGGCCTCCAGCTACAAAATCCGGTCTATGTTCGCGTTTTCAAGCATCGGCGTGACCCTCAAGCAACACGCCGCACAGACGCGGGTCACGGTCCTGTCGCTCAAAAAATCCAACGAGACGAACCATACGCAGGAGGCATATCGAAAACTGCTGCGCGACATAAACGACACCCTGACGGATGATTACGTCGACGCGCTCCAAGCCCGCGCCGTGGCCATGATTCCGCAGATTCGCGCCAATGCCGAGGTGTTCGCTGAGGCTGCCGCCGTGGTGCTCAAGGGAAGGCGGTTTGGCGACCAGGTGGGTACGCTGCTGGCCGGAGCCTACGGCCTCCATGCCAAAGGCGTTATATCTCGGGAGAAGGCGGAGCAGTGGATCAAGTCCCGTACTTGGAACGATGCCGAGGAAACCCAAGAATCGACGGACGAGGTCGGCTGCATTACCCGAATCATGACGCACGAGATCCGCGTTGAGACCGTCACGCACGGAACCAGAACGCGCACCGTAGCCGAGATGATTGACAGCCTGTCTGGTGGCGAGGCTGACGGCGAGCTGCAGCGTTACGAGTCAGAGGACGCGCTGAAACGTAACGGCATTCGCATTGATCAGGACGAAGATGGTAGTTGGTGGGTTGGATTGGCGAACCAGCACAAAGCCATCGCCCGTATGCTGCAGGGCACTCAATGGGAAACTTCGTGGCCCAGGACGGTCGGTCGGATTGATGGAGCGAGGCGGCATGGACCGAAAAGATATGCCGGAGTGAGTTTTCGAGGGATTGAAATTCCGAAAGACAAGGCGCTTTCAAACGAGTGATCGCGCTACAGTTGCGGGACGGTTGCGCTACAAAATTAACAATTAACATGGCGCTACGGTCCCGCTACGGTTGCGATACGATTTTATTGGTTAATTTCTGATCAATGCCGCTACGGTTACGGGAAAGTGTAGCGGGGCGTTACACCAAAATGTAGCGGATAAGCTGTTGTTTCGTTTGATGAAATTTACGAATTAACACGGCGCTACACCAAAATCGGAAATATACCCCCATAGAGAGAGAAATACAGAAAGGTGGAGACAGCCCCGATACAAAACACTCTTTCTCCTATATATATCTATTTCTCTATTTATAGGGTTGTTGTTGTAGCAGTAGCCTGGAAGCGTTGCGGCACAAGGGATTCAAGCCGCTACGGTTGCGATACACCCCGCTACGAAGATAAATAATTAACACCGAAGTGTAGCGGCATGAAAAAATATCCAACGAAATCAAGGAATAAGGCGCTACACTTTTTGAATTTGCGGTTTTCTGATAGAAACGGTTGACAGGTAGCCAACCCGTGATAGTATTACTTGTAACAGAATTAGGAGAGTAGCTATGAAGATAGAAAAAAACATACCGGTTCCAGAGAGTCGGGGAGGCGGAAGAAAATACCCGTTTTCGGAAATGTCTGTGGGTGACAGCATTTTTTTTGAAGGCGCAAATTCTGAAGGCGTTGAGTACAAGGCGGCCAGGGTGTCTGGGTTACGGTGGGGCTGGAAATTCAGGGCCAGGTCCGTTGACGGCGGCCTCAGAATCTGGCGCGTCGAATAGCGGCATTGACCAAACTGAGACAACACCAGTAATCTAAACAAACAAATTCGAGGAATACTTATGAATTCAATTACCGCACAAACCTGGATCAACGCCCTGCCGATGGGTATTGGTGGGTATCTGGCGCTTACGATTCCTGATCAGCACCCGGGCGCTCAACTCTCACTCGCAGCCGCCCTGATCGGTGTTGGCCTCTGGCGTGAGCTGGGTGGTCGCCTGCTGTCGTTTGCCTGCCTGCTGTTCGTATTCTGCGGTGTAGTGGCTACGGCCATGGGATGGGCAGTTATGGCGATGCAGCCGCACGTGTTGTTCTACGTGGTGTTCATGCTGGCGGTTGCTGGGATGGCGGCGATGGTTCGGAAGGTTCGGGTGTGATGGCGAGGCCCTCAAAGATCAGCAAGGCATTGACCGATCGGATTTGCAGGCGCATTGCTGCTGGCGAATCCCTTCGGTCGATCTGTGCCGAGAAGACCATGCCGACGATTTCAACTGTGTTGCTTTGGGTTGTTCAGGACCGTGACGGGTTTTCGGAACAATACGCGCAAGCCAGGGAGGCTGCGGGCTACGCGCACGCTGATCGGCTTATTGACGTAATTGATAAGGTTGCTATCGAAGAACTTGACCCCAACCGCGCCAAGGTTATGCTTGACGGCCTCAAGTGGGCGGCCGAGCGCATGGCTCCGAAGAAGCACAGCCCCCGCCAGGAGCTGACCGGGCCAGAGGGTTCAGCCGTACACCAGTCGCACACCATCACCACAACCGACCCAGTAGAAGCCGCCAAGCAGTACCAGAAAATCATGGGCGGCAATGAGTGACTTCGATTTCCGAAACCCGGACTACCTGCCGATCTTCCGCCAGCGCGTTGAGCGACTGAACCGAATTCGTGAAAACCCTGACTGCCTGCCGGCGCTTCGGCTGTTTTACCGGGACAACCCGGCTCAGTTCATATCCGACTGGGGCGTCACTGTTGACTCCAGGAACATTGAAAGGGGAATCCCGGCGACCGTCCCTTTTGTTTTGTTTCCAAGACAAGTTGAATGGATCAACTGGACTATTGACAGATGGAAAGGTCAAGAAAGGGGCCTGACGGAAAAGTCTAGGGATATGGGGCTGTCTTGGCTATCGGTTGCTTTGGCTTCAACGCTATGCCTGTTTACTGACGGCATGGTTATTGGTTTTGGGTCTCGCAAGGAAGAGTACGTTGATCGGATAGGTGCCCCAAAAAGCCTTTTTTGGAAGGCCAGAAAGTTCATAGAATGTCTGCCGCCAGAGTTTCGTCCAGGATGGAATCCAAAGACTGATGCGCCGCACATGAGAATAAACTTTCCGGCTACGGGCTCAAATATGAGCGGAGAGGCCGGCGATGGTATTGGCAGGGGCGACAGAACTTCCATTTATTTTGTGGATGAGGCTGCGTTTCTAGAGCGCCCAGAACTGGTCGAGGCGTCGCTATCGCAGACTACCAACTGCCGAATTGACATATCTACCCCTCACGGCATGAGCAACCCGTTTGCCGAAAAGCGGCATTCAGGGCGCACATCGGTATTTACATTTCACTGGCGTGAGGATCCTCGGAAAGACGAATCTTGGTACGAGAAACAAAACGATGAACTAGACCCGGTGACGGTTGCGCAGGAAATTGATCTCAATTACCAAGCCTCAGTCGAAGGCGTACTGATCCCTTCGGAGTGGGTGCAAGCAGCCGTGGATGCGCACAAGAAACTTGGGTTTGAGCCATCCGGCGCCCGGCGCGGCTCCCTGGATGTGGCAGACGAAGGCCGGGATTTGAACGCGTTTCTGTCCAGTCATGGCGTGGTGATCGAGGACGTGGAAGCATGGAGCGGCAAGGGCTCGGATATTTACAAGACCGCCGAGCGGGCATTCCACCTCTGCGACCTGAACAACCTGGCGGGATTTGATTACGACGCGGACGGACTGGGCTCAGGCATCCGGGGCGACGCCCGGGAGATCAACGCGAAGCGCAAGGCGGATCATCAGCGGCAGATCAAGGTAACGCAGTTCCGTGGCTCCGCTGCCGTCGCTGACCCTGACGGCGAGATGATCAAGGGTCGCACCAACAAGGATTTCTTTTCGAACGCCAAGGCCCAGGGCTGGTGGTCGCTTCGACAAAGGTTCCAGAAAACCTACCGGGCCGTGCGTGAAGGCCGGCAGTATCCGCCCGACGAGCTGATCAGCATCAGCGGCGAGATGCCCTCAAAAAACCGGCTAATGCTGATCAACGAATTGAGTCAGCCAACATACACGACCAACGCAGCCGGCAAGATCGTGGTAGACAAGGCCCCCAACGCGACGAAATCGCCAAACTGCGCGGACACTGTTATGATTAGGTATGCCCCCGCCCAGGAGGCGGTATTCGACTACTCAAAACTACTGTGAGCGCCCTATGCCCAGCCTGGCCCAAAAATTCAGCGACGGACTGACCAGCCTGACGAACAAGTTGGCCAATCGGCGAAACGTGCATCTGAACAACCGGATGAACAATACGCGGGTTGACTGGGATGAGCTGAGGGCTATCTACCGATCCGGGCTGGGCAGCAAGATCATCCGGCTGAAAATCGGCATCGCCATGAACGACTCGCTGCAGTTCGAGTCGGAGAACGACCGGGAATTCTACGAGGCCCGGCTGCAACAGCTGGTCAAGGACGCATCCAAGTTCATGCTGTCGTTTGGCCGTGGCCTGATCGTGATTCATGAGCCTGGCGGGGATCTGTCGCAGCCGCTTGGCTCGATCAACGACTGGACGCGGGTCCGATATCACGTCTTCAGCGGCGATATGGTTTACGTCCAGTCCGTTGACTACAACCTCGACAGCCCCGACTACTTCAAGCCAAAGGCATACAGCGTTCGCGGGTTCACGATCCATCCGTCACGCGTGGTCGATATGACCTACGTCAAACCGGTTGAGCTCGACGCGCCGGAGTATTTCTTTGGTGGGATCTCCGAGTTTGAGTTGATCCGGAACGAACTGATCAGTGACCAGGTAGTTCAGCGGGCCGTGCCGGCCATCCTCGAAAAGTCCTCGACAATTTTCTATAAGATAAAGGGGTTCAAGGAATTGCTGGCGGACAAGCAGGAATCCGCCCTGATCCAGTATTTTACCGAACTGGAAAACCTGCGATCGATCTACGGCGCCGGCATCGTTGATCAGGAGGATCTGGTCGAGACGCACAACCAGGCGCTATCGAATCTCTCCGAGTCCGACATGATCACGCTTCGCCGCCTGGCCATGGTGACGGGCTTGCCCCTGTCCTGGCTAGTTGGCGAGGCCGCCAAGGGACTGAACAGCACAGGCGAGGGTGAGCGGCAGGTGCTCATGCAGACCATCACAAGCCTGCAATCCGATTACTTGCTGGAGCCGATTAACCGCCTGATGCGACTGCATGGTCGAGGCCGGGTGTGGTTTAGGGAGAACCAGGGCGAGCAGCCGACGGAGCGGATTGCTTACGAAAAGTCAGTGGTTGAGATTGCGGCATTGCTTTGGCAGATGGGTGAGGATTACCAGAAATACCTCGAAGACCATGGCGTGACGGAGAAAGACCCGTTTGACGTGGTGTTCGGGAACAACGACGAGCCGCAGCCTGAGTTGCCTGCGCCCGAAGCCCCAGAGGTAACGCTGGAATCCCTGCTGGGTGGCGGCAATGGCCAAGCGTGAAGTGACCGCCCCGGCCGGGGCTCAGGTGAAGGCCCCCGAGCCACCTCGCGCCGAGATCCGTCAGTTTGGCGAGGCGATAGAATACATGGTCGCGCAGATGGCCCAGCGCTGGCGTAATCAGGTGTTCGAAGAACTGAACCAGACGACCATCAAAAAATTCTCCGATGCCGTCGCCACCCAGGACGCCAAGCAGGTCGGGAACTTCG